GTTTCACCAGAAAGTGGGCCTCGAAGACCGCTTTATCGGCTATTACGAGGGCCATGGCGAAACTCTTGCTCATTACTATAAAGAATTACAAGACCGTGGATATGTTTTTAATAAGCATTTCTTCCCACATGATGCCGACCACGAGAAACTCAGCAAGGATAATAAGTCCGTAAAAATGATGATGAAGGATTTGGGTCTGCAAAACATTGTTGTTGTTCCGCGCATCCTTGATTTGAATACTGGTATTATGCAAACACGCAAGCATTTCGCATCGGCCTGGTTCGATAGTGATTTGGACGGGAAGAATGGATGTAAGCAAGGGTTGAATCGGCTTACGAATTACCGGAAGCGGTTTAATCAGAAAGATCAGCGCTGGATTGATGAGCCGAATAAGGCTAATGGGTGCAGCGAGGGCGCAGACGCATTTAGAATGTGGGCGCAGGCCAAAGAGGGTGGAAATATTACGATGGCCGGCAGAACGCGGCCTAAACAGCAGGAAGAAGCATTTTCTGGGTGGATGGGATGATACCGAAGTGGGCAGAGACGCCAGAGATTCGCAAGCCGCTATTCACCGCTGAGCAAATCGCGGAAGTGCGCGCAATTACCCATCCCGAACCGCCGCCAATAGTTGAATCTCCCCAAATTCGCGAAATCATCAAAATCAAGAGGAAGAAAAATGGCGAGTGAAGTTGATGAGGCAATCGAGTTTATGCGGCTCAGTGTCGATGCGGAGTCGGAGAATCGCGCTCTTGCCCTCGTTGACCTGCAATTCCGGTATGGCGACCAATGGCCAGCATATGCCAGCCTCAGCCGGGGCCAAGAGCGTCCGCAGTTGACCATCAACGAGATGGATAGCTACATTCGCCAGATCACCAATTCACAGCGCCAGCAGCGCCCGCGCATCAAAGTGCATCCATGCGATGATTTCGCCGATGTCAAGACCGCTAAGGTACTCACGGGCCTTATGCGGCATTTTGAGGTCAATTCGGACGCTGATAATGCCTACGATATCGCATTTGATTTTGCCGCTACCATGGGATGGGGTTATTGGCGCGTGCGCAATGATTATGTCCGCGAAGATTCGTTCGATCAGGATATTTTTATTGATTCGGTAGATAACCCATTTTCGGTATATTTCGATCAGGCGGCGCGTCTTCCAGATGGCTCAGATGCAGAAAAATGCCTCGTTACCGATCTGATGCGCATATCCACCTACAAGACAGAGCATCCAGGCGCTGAGGTGGGCAGTTTCAGCGAAACGGCGTCTGGCGACTCAGACCCAACTTGGGTCACTAAGGATATGATCCGACTTGCCGAGTTTTTCTTCATTGAGCGTGAGAAGTGCAAGCTAATCATGCTTTCCGATGGATCGCCTGTATGGGCAGATCAGATGCCGGCAGGCGCAATTCTGTCCAAGCTCGGCATCACTGTCACCGGTGAGCGTGATAGCTTTAAGCGCATCGTCAAATGGCGCAAACAGAGTGCCTTTGATATCCTTGAAGAGAAGGTTTTGCCATGGCGCTGGATTCCAGTCGTGCCGGTCTACTGGACTAACACTAAGATCGACAACAAGATCCTGCGTCAAGGCATGGTGCGGCCCGGCATGGACCCGCAGCGGATGATTAACTTTTGGCAGACGAGTATCACGGAGTCCATCGCTTTGGCGCCGAAAGCCAAATGGCTGGGCTATGAGGGCTTCGACGAGGGCCATGAGAACGAATTCAGGAACGCCAATCTATCGTCAAGCCCAGTATTGCGCGCAAAGGCAACAGGTATTGATGATCAGCAGATTCCATTGCCTACCCGATTGCAGCCAGAGCCTCCACCATCAGGCACGATTGAGGCCGCAATGCAGGCCAATCAAAATCTCCAGCGCGTCATGGGCATGTTTGACCCTAAAACGAGCTCAACACAACCTAAATCAGGTGTTGCAATTCAGGGAGAGCAGGGCCAGTCTGAAATGTCAAACTACCATGGCTATGATAATTTGACTCGCTCGATCAAGCATACCGCGCGCATCATCCTCTCCGGACTGCCAAAGGTGCTGGACGTGGCAACCACGCGCCGGATCATCGGTGAAGACGGTCGGCCAGAACTAGTCAAGATCAACGATCCGCAGCAAGGAACTGATGATCAGGCTATCAGCAGGGTTTTAAATGATGTACGCGTCGGAACCTATGACGTCGTGATGGATACCGGCCCCGGCTACGATACCAGGCGCATCCAGGGCGTCGATTCCATGATGCAGCTCATGCAAACCCCGATTGGCGAGAAGGTCGCAGCCGTGGGCGACGACCTGATCGTGCGTCAGATGGATTTCAACGGGTCGGATGTACTGGCTGACCGCCTGGCCGCTGCGAATTCCATGTCGCAGGTTGACGAGCAATCGGAAATCCCGCCACAGGTGCAAATGCAGATCAAGCAGTTGCAGCAGCAATTACAGCAGGCTCAGCAGCAATTGCAGGCGCAGGAGCAGGTTATCAAATCCCGCTCCGACCTCAAACAAATGGAAGAATCAGCCGAGACGCAGCGCGAGCATATGCGGCTCACGGTCAAGGCGCACGATATCGAGACGCAGGACGCTACTAAGCGCCATGACATCGCCACAGAGACGCAGACGAAGGCGCACGATGCCGCCCTAGGCTATAAGAAGGCCGTGACAGTCGAGGAAATCAAAGGACAAATAGCTTTGCTACTCGCTCAAATCGGATCTGGCGAAGAGGCCAAAGATAACGCAATCGATTCAGCAATTTAACGTACCTACGCGATCGTAGGGAAAATCCACTTAATGGAGTGTGACCATGGCACATGATGGCAAGATTAAAGAGCAGTTGGATGCGATCTACGCAGATGAGCGGGCTATTTTGCAATTCGATATTTGCAACGATTTGTATAAAGCTCGCTTCAAAGAAAAAACATATTTTGTCAATGATTTCCACTCGATGAAAGAATGCGGAAGGATGGTTCCGAATGCGTTTTTTGACCTGTCATCAGTTCCATTCGCCGATGTAATGGGCGCCGGGCAAGGCGAGGAGATTGTCCATGTCTGATGCTCAAACCCCAGAAGTACGATCTGACGTGGTAGTAGTAACGCCCGACAATTTCGCGCAATACGTCGATGAAAAGATGGGCATCGTCGCCGATACTCCGGAGCAGATCGCCGAGAAGGAATTAGCCGCGCTCACTGAGACGAAGGCCTCTACCGATGCCGCAAAAATCGCCGAGGAAGACCCTACGCACGATGCTGGCGAACTCCCTGACGAGAAAAAGAAGGGCATCAACGAACGTTTCTCCAAACTATCGGCAGCGAAGCGGGCAGCCGAGGAAGCGACCACCAAGGCCCTAGCCGATGCTAAAGCCGCGACAGAGCGCGCCGAGAAGGTAGAGCAAGAAGCCGCTGAATTACGCAATAAGTATGAGCCAAAGAAAACTGAGCAGGACCCAGAGCCCCGCTTCGATCAGTTCAAGAATTTGGAAGAGTACACGTTGGCCGTAAAAGAATGGAGTGCCGACAATGCGCTGCGCCAACGCGAGAAGCAGATTGCCGAGGACGCCAAGAAATCGCAACAGGAGAAGACGATCGCTGGCTGGAATGATCGCCAAGCTGCGGTAAAGGTCGCTATTCCTGATTATGCCGAGACGCTCGCGGCGAGTGATTTAAAGGTTTCCAATGAAATCCGGGATGCGGTCATCGAATCGGATATCGGCCCGGAAATCCTCTACCATCTCGCCAAGAACCCGGAAATCGTCGCCGAACTGAACGCGATGGCACCGGCGAAGGCTCTGATTAAGTTCGGGCGCTTGGAAGTTGCATTAACGCCCAGCACCGAAAAGCCGACTGGATCTGCTAAAGTCGTCGAAGTTTCCAAGGCCCCAGCACCAATCACCCCATTAAAAGGGTCCTCGTCCGTGACTACCAATGGCCTCGACGCCAAAGGCGAGTTTCACGGGACTGCCGACGAGTGGCGCAGATTAAGGCAGTCTGGTAAGATAAAGTAATGGTAATATGCAATAAATAGCGGGGTTTTAAGGTCGTACCCGCCGACATATCAATATCCGCATGGCTGCGTCATCGGCCCGACACTCCGGCGTAACGGTGGAACATCCAAGAAAGCTCCTTGAGTCAGCAGAGCATGTGCAGTCCGGCATACTTTTCTTAACTTTTGGAGCTTTATCATGGCAACAGATACCATCCTCACGATGTCCCAGATCACCAACGAATCGTTGATGGTCTTGGAGAATGAAACCGTTTTCGCCGCCGGCGTCAATCGTAATTATGATGACTCGTTCGGCATCGACGGCGCAAAGATTGGCGATACACTGAATGTTCGCCGCCCTCCGCGCTTCATCGGGACCAGTGGTCCGAACCTGAATGTTGAAGATTTCAACCAAACTAGCATCCCGGTTGTCATCGGTAATCCAGCCAAATACGGCGACCAATTCCACGTCGATGTTGCGTTCACCACCAAAGACCTGAAACTGTCCCTTGGCGCATTCAGCGAAAACGTCGTCAAACCAGCCGTTGCGGCGATTGCCAATCGCATCGACTATATCGGCCTGCTGATGGCTAAAAACTCAGTGGCTAACATCGTCGGCACGCCCGGCACGCCGAATTCGTCTCTGCTTACCTACCTGACAGCCGGTGCTTACATGACCGCCGAAGCGACCCCGCTGAAGGGCAATCGTTCGATGGTATTGGAACAATTTGGCGGCGCAACAATCGTCGATTCGCTGAAGGGCCTGTTTATCCCGAACGACAAAATCGGCGCGCAGTTCCGCAGTGGTCTGATGGGGCGCGATTCTGCCGGTATGGATTGGGTGACTGATCAGAACGTACAGAATCAGACCTTTGGCTCTTGGGCTGCATCTACTGCTGGAACTTTGACTGGATCGACCAGCGATACTGGCATCTTGACATCAGGCTGGGCTTCAACCAGCACTATTACCCTGACTCAGAGTGCTACATTGACACTGAATCAAGGCGATGTGATTAGCATGGCGGGCCTGTATCCTGTCAATCCGCAAAATCGCCAAGTATATGGCACAAAACCACGGACATTCGTCGTTCAATCGACTGCGACCGGCACGGGTAATGGCACTTTCACTGTGACCGTAGCGCCAGCAATCATCACAGGTGGACAGTTCCAAAACTGCTCCGTGGTGACTGCCAGCACTACCGCAACCGTTACCCCATATAACATCGGGGTTTCGGGCGCAGGAACTACTTCTCCACAAAACATCCTTCATCACAAAAATGCTTTTACCTTGGCAATGGCCGATCTGCCGATGCCTCGCGGTGTAGAATATGCTGGCCGTGCATCGAGCAAGGAAGGCGGCATGTCGATTCGTGTGGTGACGCAGTACACCATCAATAACGATCAGATGCCAACTCGTTTCGATACGCTATTTGGCTGGGCGCCCCTTTACCAGGAAATGGCGTGCAGGGTCGCTGGTTAATGGCTGCCCCTGCGGGGGCATTTTTGAATTGATTTAGGAGAAATGCAATGGCAACTTCCACCAATCCAGGCCCAGCAACCACGGTTCGCTCGCCTACCCAAACTCTCAACTCTAACCAAGCGATTCGCTTGATCGGCGTCGCCAAGGGCGTGAGCCTGAATGCTGTCGCCGATACGGTCATCCCAACAATTGATACCAGTGCGTTCAGCGTCTCGCAAGTCATCGTCACTAATGCATCAGCCAGCTTGGCGCAAGCTGCTGGCGCGCTTTATACGGCCCCTGCTGCGGGTGGCACTGCAGTGGTTTCACCAGCAGCACTTTCTGCCTGCACTACTTCGCTGAAAATCGCTTCGATGACCGTGGCATCCACTGACAACCCAGCTGTGAACAATCTGTATTTCCGCTGCACCACCATCAATACGGCGGCTGCGACCTGCGATGTTTATGTGTATGGCTACGATTTTTCGTAATCACAATTAACCCCGCTTTGGCGGGTTTTTAAGGAAAGCGAAATGTCGAATTCAAAAACTTTAGGCGTCGCCTACACGGACCAGGCAATCGTTGGCGGGTCGGTGGATAACTCCCCGATTGGCGCAGTCACGCCAAGCACTGGCGCATTTACTTCCCTGTCTGGATCTTCGTTCTCAGGGAGCGGAGGTCAAATGGTTAGCAATGATCCAATCGATGTTTATGCCCCTGTCGCAATTAATGCGACGGCTACAGCTACGGCTGCACAAGTAGCTGCTGGTTATATAACATCGACATCGGCCGCAGCCACCACGATCACTTTGCCGACTGGTACGCTGCTCGGTGCCGCGCTGGGTGCCAAGCAAGGTACGGTCTTCAATTTGTATATTGATAATACTGCCGGGGCAAATACCGTAACGATGGCGGTTGCGGCCAATGGCATCCTATCTGCCGCTGCCGCTGCTGGTTCTGGAGCTGGTGCTGGCCTCCTGACAGTCCCATCTGGAGTGACTGGACAGGCATGCTTTACGCTGATGTTTTCCAGCGCTACAGCCTATACTTTCTCACGGTCGGCATAATGTCAGCGACCGATACCTTCAACCCATCCGGAAATAATACGGTCAGTATTTCCGGGTCTTCGACGTCCGGATCGGCGACGCTTACGAATCCCATCGCAGGTAACTCACCGAACGTGCGCATTTATAATGCCGGCCCGAATACCGCATTTGTGCGATGGGGCATCGGTACGCAAACTGCCATTGCGGCTACGGATATCCCGATCCCGGCTGGAGCTATTGAAAACTTCTTCAAAGGCCAGTCGGACACCTTCGCGGCGATCTGCGCTGCGACGCAGACGGCAACGATCTATTTCACGCCTGGATCAGGGGTATAGCATGGGCCTGCGCGCTATTGCAAGCCCATCGTTACCGCTCTCCGTTGCGAACGGCGGGACAGGTGCATCGGTACTGTCCGGGAATACAGCAGCGCGTCCTGCATCGCCAGCGGTCGGGCAACCATACTACGACACTACCCTTGCGTTACCAATCTGGTGCAAATCCACCGGGCCGTCTGTCTGGATAAATTCTGCGGGAGTAACGTCATGAGGCGAATTTTTGCTTGTCTTTTGCTATTTTTTTCAGTTGCGTGTTATGCGCAATTCTCAGTGCCGAATGTTGCGCAGTTTGATAAGAGCGCGAATGCGGCGAATACAGCATGGGTGACGCAGCAATCTGGAAATTACTCCAACTCATTTATAGCAAGTATTTCTGGAACTTTGCCCTTGACCGATATGGGGGCCGTCATCGTTGTCACATCATCGGGAACTACTCAAACTCTTCCGATAGCCTCATCTACATCGGCTGGGTCATCCGTAACGATAGAATCCTTTTTTCCAACAGGATCCACCACAGTCACCATCACCGGTGGCATTAATTTGATCTACGGCCCTACTGCCGTGGGGGCGACCACATTTGTTTTAAATGCCGGCGA